TATACAAATGGATTTTAAAATACCTAAACATGTTGATATGAAAGCCATTACTGAACGAATTAAATATCCTCTTAGTGATGCTGATGTTGAACGCTACTTTGGAAGCGGTGTTAATAGCGAAGTTATTAAATACTCTGAATTAGCTAATTATAACACTATTGATGAATTATTACCAAAAGCATTTGACTTCCGTATTATACTCGTAGAACAAGCTCCTCAAACAGGACACTGGGTATTGTTAATGAAATATGGAAATAATATTGAGAACTTCGACAGTTATGGTTATGGTATTGAAAAACAAAAAAACTTTATGACACGAATGATTAATAAATCATTAGGACAAGACAAAAATTATTTAACAAAATTAATAGCACGTTCCCCTTACAAATATGTTGTTAATAAACATCAATTTCAGGCAAATGGTGATGATGTAAATACCTGTGGCAGGTGGACAATTTTACGAATTATTACAGCAAAAGACTTATTTATGAACTTAGACGAATTTACAAATATGATTAAAAAAGCATCGGCTCAGTTAAAAATGCCTCCTGATGTTTTAGTGACTTTATGGATTAATTGAGGAAACCAAGTTTTCCTCATGCTCCTTCCTTCATATGTCTTTAATATAATTATTTTTAGCAACCTCAGGAGAAGTACCCATCGCAGTAGCATCTTCCTTTAAGTCAGCCATTACTGACGAATATTTATCTGTTAAATATAATTTACGCAACATTGAAGCCCCTACTTTGGCATTAAATATTTTATTTAAAATACGAGTAATACTATTTACCTGAACGAACGGTTCTCCTACATCATTTACAAGGAAGACACTATGTTCTGTTTTTGGACGATGTTTCAAATACAGAGTAATAATTTTAAAAAGCTCTTCAGGAATATCTACCATTTGGGTTTTATAAGCACCAGCGGTCTTATACTTATTAAAAATGAACTTTTTATTCATTAAATCTAAATAGTTATTAGTGCTATCCTCTACTGGCTTTTTAATTATAAGCATAGACTGATAATCGACATTACGACGTGGAGCAATTTTAGTATATAATGAAAGAACTAAACATTCTAATAATGAATTATACTGTTCTTCTGTAATCTTTCGTTTATTACCAATTTCAGTAATAATTTTTTCACATTCAGCAATTACTTCTGCTTTCTTTTCAGGTGTAATCCAATTAGTCTTTTCGCTATCTGTTTTAGCTGTTTGGTCTTTTAAAGCCACATTGTATTCATTTAGCAGTTTAAAATATTTCTCATAAGTGCTTTTATATTTTTTAGGATTAGTCTGTGATAAATCGTGTAATAACGAAGTAATAGCAATAATATAATTTCGTTTAGTATTCTCCTTATATTTAGAAAGTTTATCTGTTATCTTTTCAACATCTTTTAAAAAATCAAACTTTAAAACTGGTTCGCCATCATTTAATCTAACAAAGTTCGCTTTGTAAAGTTTTCTAGAACTATCGGTGATATTCTTATTTTCTAAAATCGTGTCGAGAGAAAGGTCTTTTACCATTTTATATATTAGATTTAGATTTTAAAAAATTGTAATTTCCAAGCTACTATTCTTTATAATTTATATATTTTCTTTTTCTTAAACGAGGAACTAAACTAAAAATGTAATTTATTAAATCATCAGATAAATCAAAAAAGAGGTTGCGTAATTTAACAGGCTTCATTATATATAAAGTTATATAAAAAATAACCTTAAAGGTTAAAACGATTTTTAAAATGTTTAACGGCTTCATTAATATCTCTGTATTCCCATAAAATCCAGCGACTAAGTGAGCCACTACTAAAAGGGTTGTTCCAGTCCTCTCTAATTTTATGACGCTTTAAATAGTTTAACCGTTTTAGTTCATCAGCTCCTTCCACATATGTAGTACTTCCATTTTGCCCAAAATGTGTTATTAGCTCTTTTCCATCTACTATAAATAAAGCCATAAACTTTTTTTGAGGCTTAGTGCTTTTTAAAATGGTTATTAATTCTCTCATTATTTATATTAGAAATATAAAAAAAAATAAAATAATTTTAAATATTAAGAGATGACTACACTAATAACAGAAGTTAATGATTTTATAATTATTATAATTCTGACACTATTTATAATATACTTATCTCTTCCAGTTCCGTCATATGCTACGGCTGTTCCTAATATAACTTATAGTATAACACAGGTGTAGTCGGTTATTTTACAATTTTTTTAGCATTATAAGCCTCTTTCTAGTATTTTCTTTTAGCATTCTAAGCCTCTCTTTAATATTTATAAAAGTTAGCCGATGACACAGACGTCGCATACAAGCCTTATTTAATAGAGCTTTTCTAACAATATTTACGTCGACACATAGTTCGTCTGCTATTTTATTAAACCAGTAGCCGTCGGCTACACATTCATATATTTCGTCCCAAGCGATGCTGTCGTCGTCTAATAAGTTCCATCCGTATGAACTAATACCGTCTTCGTCAGGAGGAGTCATAAAGAATGTGTTTCTTAAACAATGGTCAGAGAATGCGAAGTGAATAATAGTATTATAACTCATTTTTGTTATACTATAAGTTATAATATTCAATTCAATTTTTTTTTATATTCAATTCAATTTTTTTTATGAGTAACAACAAAGGAAGGAGTTTGAGGAAACCTAGGTTTCCTCTCTTTGAAAGATAGAGCTACTCATTTTCTAAAGCTATATATATAATGTCTGCTAACACTTGGAATGATAAGATTGAGAACGTGTTAGACAATATAAGAGTTAATGCGTTGTACCTCTCTACAAAATATAAAGGAAGATATTTCAGTTTAAGTAATTCTATTAAATGGTACAGGCTTCCTATTATTATACTCAGTGGTGCTAATTCAATTATAGCTGTTGGCTTACAGCCCTACATAGAGCAAGGGACTATTAGTTTGACTAACTCACTCATAGCTTTGATTTGCGGTATAATAGGTAGTATAGAGCTGTTTTTAAAAATTAACGCTAGATGTGAAGCTGACTTAATAACTCATAAAGAGTTATACTTACTATCAATTGAAATATTTAAAACTTTAAGTCTTGATAGGGAGAATAGATACACACCTGCTAAGGAATATTTAGAACAAGTATATAATGACTACTGTAAGATAATAGAAAGTTCAAATCCTCTTTATCAATCTATAACGGATAAATTATTACCAATTAATTTTAAAATATTAGATGAGGGAAGCGTCCCTAATCCGTTAAGACTTACACATTCTGCTGAGGAAAGCGACTTATAATATAAGTGAAAGTGTGTGTCATTCTGTGTGGCGAAGCTTTGGCGCAACCTTTTAAAGGTTGCTTTAAAAGCTTGGTTTTTAGTGACAGCGCCTCTCGATAGTTATGGTGATTATCCTTCTTTTAACTCCGTTTTATACTATAAGCATATATAACTTATAGTATAAGTGAAAGTGTGTGTCATTCTGTGTGGCGAAATGTCTGCCTTTTGTCCATCTTTCAAAAACAGAGTCAGACAAAGCATTATGCTCTCATTATTTTAATTTTATTTCTATTTTACTTAATTTATGGTTTGGTCTGACTTCTTTCTAAAAGTAAGTTGAGCCATAAAAAAGTAAAGTAGTAACACAATCGTGTTAACAACTTTCATTTTTTTGTGTGAAAGTGGAAAAAAAAAAGAAAGACAGACACTTTTGCCCCTAGTGACACACCTTAGCATTGAACGAAGTTAAGAGAAGGATAATCATCATAACTATTGAGAGGCGCTGTCGCTAAAAACCTTTGTTGTTACTCATAAAAAAAATTGAATTAAAAAAAAAATTGAATTGAATAGTATAAAACCAACTGTTAACCAGTACACTATGTCTTCATTCAAAAGTCGTGACTTCACAAATGAAATAAGCGTTGAGGATGCCTTGTATCTTGAGCTATTTGATGATATCCCTTATAAGTGGCTAATTGATAAACTTAGTCCGAGTTGTCCGAGAACAAAGCTCTTTGAAATTACATTTGAGGTAGAAATTATGGATTGTCCTGTGGAAAAGACTGTTAACGGATTTATTATAACTTCACATGACTGTGCTACACAGTTCAATTTCGAGTTAATACATAAGATTAACTCTAAGATAACAAAGCGCTCTACGTTTAGTAAGGTAGTGACTTACGATGTTAATAGCCCTATGGATATATTTATTAGTGAAAAATTAGTCTATAAAGACGAAGATGAAGAAACTCCTTAAATAAAGTTAGCGCTTAAAAACAATTTTTTTTTATAATATATACACACTATATAAATGAACGAAGAAGCAAAGAAAGCAAAAGCTCGTGACTATAACTCTAAATATTATAATACTAACAGAAAGAACATTTTAAAAGTTAAGAAAGAACAACGTGAGGAAAAGTCGTTAGTAGAACGACAAGAAGAACTAAAATTATGGAAAGAGAATATAATGAAAAAGCTAAATCCGTTCTGTCCATTTGATTATAGACTTAAACCTGAATACGAAGAGGGAAGCGTCTCTTATACGGATACTTCGTCATTAGATAAAACAACTCATAAAAAAGAGGAAACCTAACGGAGT